TTTTTAACCGGATACGGGGCCGCAGCGTCCAGCGTGCCGGCAGAAATCAGGACGTGGATTGCGGCTCAGGTAGCAGCAGCATATCGAGCTCCAGAGGGATTGATGGCTGGGAATGCTGCTGCAATTCCGTTCATGGATCACTTGCTGGATACATACAGCATTAGGGCGGTTGCGTGATTCCGGCTAGAAACCTAGCGTCCTACGAGCCGAGGGATAAGCGGATCTCGATTCAGTCTCTAGGTACTACTCAGGATTCGACCACAGGTATAGTCACTGAGGGCTGGACAACCTTCGCCACTTTGTGGGCGACGATAGAACCCCTGACCGCTCGGGAGTTCCTGGCTGCTGCCGCTACTCAGTCCAAGGTTACGGCTCGCATCACGATTGATTACATCGCAGGGGTTCTTCCTTCCATGCGAGTCGTACACGGAACACATACCTATAAGATTGAAGGCCCGCCGCTGGAATCGGCCAAGACAGTGCGGGAACTGATCTTGATGGTGTCGGAGGTTTCCGGTGGTTGATATTGGCACAAAGCTAACCGGGGACGCACTCCCAGGATTGGACAAGTTAGAGGAGTCGATCAAGCAGCAAGTCTTGCGTGCCGGGGCTGCGAAGATGGGCGAAGTCATGTACGACGAGGTAAAGCTGAACACGTCAGGGGCCAAGATGGGTGGAGCCGGAGATCCTCCTGGCGTAAAGACTGGCACGCTCAACAAATCTGTCTACCGCGCCTACTCTCCTGAGAAGTCAGACGACGAAACGAAAACTTATCACGTTAGCTTTAACAAGCGCAAAGCACCACATGGATTGCTTCTTGAACGCGGCACATCAAAGATGTTGGCTAGACCGTTCATTCGTCCTGCGCTATCTAGGCTCAAGGCCGCGATTGAAGCAGGCAAAACGCGCATGGCCGAGAAGCTCAAGAGTTTGAGATGACAGTCGAAACTAGTATCTACACTGCGCTCAAGAGCCTAGTTTCAAATCGCGTATACAGGGGCATTGCGCCTGATACGGTTACTGACCTTCCGCGCATAACCTTCCAGCAAGTCGGTGGTGAAAGGACCAACTTTTTAGAAGGTGGTCCGGTAGGTCTGAGAACGCCGCGTGTTCAGATCAACGTCTGGCATTCCAGGTATGACGATGCGACTGCTCTTGCGATACAGGTTGAGCACGCTCTACTTTCCTACACCGCCCTGCAAGCAGAAGCACTTGGCGATTTTGTCGTCGAGCAAGAGGAAGGCACAGGACTTTTCGGGACGAGACAGGACTTTCAGTTCGTCACGACTTGATTTTGCAATCGCCCTAGCGGGCAAAGTTACGAACCACCTTTTGGGTGGTTTTTTTTCGTCTTAATTCCTTTCCTGAAGGAGTGGCACCATGAAATCGCTCTACCTCAGCCTCAAGCAATTCCTCCGTTCCGTTGCATACCTCGCGCACGACACGCTGTTCCGCTACATGACGTGCGTGGGCATGGTCCTGCAATCGGCACAACTCCCTGACGGTGCAACTATTGCGCTCGCCACGACCTACGGCGCAGAAAAAGACGCTACCGCAGTCAGCAACGCCAATCCTGGTGTTGCCACCCTTGAAGCCTCGCACGGTGTTGCTACCGGGGACTTCTTCGAGTTCACCTCTGGCTGGTCCCGCTTGAACCAACGCATTATGAAGGCCGGGACGGTGGCGACCAATGATGTGCCGCTTACCGGAATTAACACTACCGATACCGACGACTACCCGATCGGCACCGGCACCGGCACCATTCGGGAAATCACCGCCTTTACTCAAATCTCACAGATCCTCGGATTCGAGACTAGCGGTGGAGAACCGAATGACGTTACGTTCTCCTACCTAGAGGAGAACTTCGAGCGGTCCCTTCCTGGGGCTGCTTCCGCCCAAAAGCTGACTATCACCATTGCCGACGATGCGACTCTCGCGGGTTACATCGCCCTTGCTGCGGCGTCCGAGTCTCGAGCCCTTACAGCACTGAAGATGACGCTGCCTACCGGCGCAGTCATTCTTTACAACGGCATGGTGTTCCTTAATGAGACGCCGAACGTTACCAAGGGCCAGCCGATGCGGGTTGTTGCGACTCTCTCCCTGCAGAGCAAGCCGACTCGCTTCTGATGGCAAAACTGAAGCTCGTAGCAAACCCCACCTTCAAGGCGAAGGTGGGAATCCCCACGGCAGGCGGGGATCCTGTCGAAGTCGAATTCACCTTCAAACACAGAACCAAGGCGGCCCTGGATCAGTGGATGAAAGACATGACAGGGAAGGGAAACGCTGAGTACATACTCGGGTTTGTCGAAGCGTGGGAGTTGGAGGACGCGCTTACGAAGGAGAACATAGAGACGCTTCTTGAGAACTATATGGGGGCGTCGCAGGCAATCATTGATGTCTACTTCGACGAGCTCTATCCGGCCAAACTGGGAAACTCCGCGCGGTAGGCGTGGCGCTCTATACGCCTGGGCCTACCGCTGCAGAAGCCGCAGCACTTTGTCTTACGGTAGAAGAAGCAAGCGGCGCTCCCGTAGAAATATGGCCCGAGAACGTTCTAGCTATCAATGTCTTTTGTGCGATGTCCACGCAGTGGCGTATCGGCATGGGTGGACCTACGGGCCTTGATTACGGCGTTCTTGAATCTGTGATGCGCTTATCCGGGGTTCCTGCGTCCGAGCGCAGTGAAGTATTTGACTCTATCCGCATTCTTGAAACGGCGGCTCTTGAAACCATGAGGGAAAAATCTGGTGGCTGATATCGTCGGCTCTGCGGTTATCGAGGTCACAGCCGACGCTCGTAAACTCCGTGCGGGTATTGATGAAGCAAAGCGTGCGATTAGGACTTTGCCAGAGGGACAGAAGGACATCACCGCTGGGGCTTCGCGCTCGATCGACAACTATATTGGGAAGCTGCAGGCGCAGAACCTTCTGCTTGGCAAGAGTGGGCGCGAGGCCGAACTGTTCAAGTTGGCTCTGCGCGGGGCTTCAATCGAGCAGATCAACGCTGCTAATGCAGCTCTTCTGGTCAAGGAGCGTTACGAAAAGGTAGCCGTAGCCGCCGCTGCTGTGCGTACAGGGTTGTTCCTAATTGCTGGCGCCGCTGCTACTGCTGCCGCGGCCTTTGCTGCCGCGGCTAATCGCAACATCGACTTCGTGGACCATCTTCGGGATCTAAGCAAGTCCACGAGTATCAGCGTAGAAGATTTGGCCGGTCTTAGTCTGCTTGCGAGGCAGAGCGGTACTGACATTGACACCCTAGCCAAGACGATTAACAGGCTTACGGTAGAGATCGGGAAGGCTCCTGAGGAGTTCGAGGAGCTTGGGGTTACTGCCAAGGATGGTGTCGGCGCCCTCAAGCAGATGGCCGACATTTTCGCCGCTCTGCCGGATGTAACGCAGCGTAACTTGCTCGCGCAAAAAGCCTTTAGCAGATCGTGGCAGGAGATCGCTCCGATTCTCGCAGAAGGGGGAAACAGGATCGGTGAGATTGTCGAGAAGGGGAAGAAACTTTCCGGCATCACGACCGAGATTGCGGAGCGAGCAGACCAGTTCAAGGACAGATTGGAAGAGCTGAAGCTCCAGGGATCTGCATTAGGGCTAACTCTCCTCCCGTCGCTTAACAACATTGCCGCAGCCATGCTGAAGGCGAAAGAAGAAGGAGATAGCTTTTTCGGTGCGTTGGTAGAAGGGGCTAGGCAAGCTACCCAGGAAGTTCTGCGGCTCAATAACGTTGGCGACCTTAATAGGGTTAGTCGGCAGATTGCCAACCTCGCAAACGAGATTCTGCGAAACGAAGAACTGCAGAGACGTGGAGCGACCGGCTTAGAACCATATCTGAAGTCCCTGCGGGCACAACTGCCAGAGCTGCAGAAGAAGCGGGACATTCTCGAGGGCGTAGGAAAGCTAGAGACTGATGCCGCAAAGCAAGCCGATCAAAGAGCAAAGGCGGAAAAGGCCGCTAATACAGCAGACAAGGAAAGACAGGAAGCGGTACGGCGATTCAATCAGGACAGGGATACGCAGACCCAAACCCTGCGGCAGATTCTCGCTGCTCGGGAGGACTTCGCAGAAAAGGCGATTGCCTTAGAAGTGGCTGCGACTCAGGCAAGGCTTGCATCTACCGCTAACCTAGTTTCCACGCAGCAGGAGCTCGAGCGTGCAGAGTTAAGCGCCATTACCCGCAGAGTCGCCGCACAGAGGGCCGCTGGCGAGGCCGAGATGGTCATTGCCAAGGCCCGCTCCAAGACTTCCGAGGAAGCTACACAAGGTCAGCTAGCGGCCGGCAGGAAGATGTACGACGCCCTGGTTGCGGCGGATATCAACTACCTGAACATCGTCAAGAAGAACCGGGAACGGATTGTAGCTATCGACCAGGAGCTAGCCGATAGCAGGAAAAAGACTGCTGACTTTATCAGAAGCGTTGACGAGGAAGGCTTTACCGACGAGCAGAAAAGGCAGTCGTTGTTCCGCCAAGGAGTGGAGAACGAATCCAAGCTCCGCGACGCGGCTATCAGTGGCGATATCAATAAGCGTAGGGAGTTCGCCGCAGAAGCTCTGAAGATTGCTGAGGCGTTCAAGGGGTTTGGGGAGGGCGGGGTTGGGGCAAGGTTCGCAGAAGACGCGCAACGTCTTAACGAACTTGGCTTGAGCGTGGAAAAACTTGCGGCTCAAACGGCTGGCAGGGCTGCTGAATCCGCTTCCCAAACCCTGGAGAAGCAGATTGCCGGTATTGAGACGCGGCTTACCGAACTGCAGGCAAAAGGCCTTAGCGACTTTCACCTAAAGATAAACGAGGATTCGCTCAAAGGGGTTGTCGAGTCAGTCAAGAACGCCCTCGGAAGCCAGCCATTCAAGATAGAGGTACAGGCGTTAGTTACGCCGATCGTTCGCAACGGCAGTTCGTTCTCGGATGTTGGTTCCACGCCGAATAGCCGCATGAGTCAGTTTGCCGATGACTTGGCGGTGTCGCAGAGCGCCACCATCCCATGACGATAGTTCTCGGCGGTATAACGTTGAACCCCGACATGATTTGGCTGGAGCAGTTCACGTCGCAGAAGGTCGCGCAGTCCTCGAGACGGACTCTCGGCGGGGCGCCAGTCATCTTCTCGGGTGCCTTGGAGAAGGGCGCTCCGTTCACGCTATTAGCAACCGAAGCCAACGGGAAACTAATAGGTATCCTGAAAAAGTCCGTTGTCGATTCGCTGCTCGCTCTTGCCGATGTGGTGGGGGCGACCTATGTCCTCGCGTTCAACGGAGTTAACTATTCCGTGATGTTCCGGCACGAAGAACCCCCAGCGGTGGCTATGGTTCCGCTGAAGGCTTGGGTTTCATACACAGCCAATGACTTGATGCGCGGCGAGATTCGATTGCTCACCGTCTAAGGAATCCTAATGTCTATCGCACTCTCCGACCTTAAAATGTACAAGAGCGCGGAGGTCAGTGACTCTGGGACCAACGGCGGGCGGATGTCGGCCAACGAAGTTGTCTCGGCTGCGATTGCTAACCTCTTTCCGCCAATCGAGGATGCGGAGCGAGTTGCGGGAAGTACCAAGTACCGCAAGTTTTTCCCAAAGGTCCATGAGGACGGATCTAACACGTACTACTCGGCACAGGTGTACATGGAAACTCTGACTGCCGGGGAGGACGTGTTCTCTATCTTCCCCGCGACTCAGACCGACGTGCAGTCGGCTATCACCGGGTCAGAGCGACGCTACGCGGTCGGAAACCTCGATGCGAACGTCTCGGGCGGTGCGACGGAAATAGATGTCGAGGTCGAGGTCGGGAACACTCTTACATTCGTTGACGGCGACACAATCAGGATCACCGACAAGGCAACGCTCGGGGGGGCTGGAAATACAGAGTTTGCTGTCATCGACGGGGTTCCTGTAGTGCTTGGAAACATCGTCACGATCACTCTGGCCGAAGCACTGACGAACGCCTTTCTCGCTTCCAATACCCGAGTTATGGCGGTGTACGAGCCGGGGAACACGGTCGGCACGATTAGCGACTTCGTTGATACGACTGCGGGAAGTGGCGAATACGACGACACCGACATCACGCTTAACAACCGGGGGACCATCGAGCAGACGTGGACAATCACATTCACGAACGCAACAAACTTCGGTATTACCGGCGATACGGTCGGAAGCGTAGGTACGGGGACGGTAGGGGGCGGCGCCGCTCCGAATAACCCGAGCTGGACGAAGCCTTACTTCACTCTTGCCGCGGCCGGGTTCTCGGGTGTCTGGGCCTCGGGTGACACCATCGTTTTCAAGACGCACCCCGCGGCGATTCCGATGTGGGCGAAAAGAGTCGTCCCGGCCGGAGCCGCGGTAGCGGGTAGCAACACGGCCTCGGTGAGACTGCGCGGTCAGGTTTCGTAATGACCGTAGGCGCATCGGTTGTCGGGCGGTTTCCTGTCCCTGATGATGGTTTAGCCCTCTCGATAGAACCGGACCTAGACCCGTATTCGGATGGCTTGATACACCTACTACTCTTTCCGGCCGACCAAGGGATATCTGTCTACGCCTCGATTGGTGACGTTTTAAAGAGTGGCACTAAGGACGTTCCTGTGCCTAGCGGAGTTGTTCAGTTCAGCGGGTCGTCAACTGCTCATCTACCGCACAGACCCTACGGCAATGCGCCAGCGTTCCAAACGTTCTTTGCCTTCGATACCGAGGGAAGTCCGACAACCATCGGGCTTTCCTACGATGGGAATTCCAATGTCCTCACGGCGACTGAGGACTGCTATGCGGCGGTCAAGTACGAGGAGTACACGACGCAAGCGATAAGGCTTACATACCGACCGCTAAGCCAGAGCTTTGCTGGCGGGGTGTCCGTCAAGTTCGGAGTCATAGCAGCATTCAGGCCCCCAAGGTCAATCGTCATTTACGAAGTCTCTCCGTTCCTGTTAGTGGACGGGAACGTGCATTACGAAATCTACAAGATCACGTCGAAGACGGTTTCTACGCCAACCGGCGAGCATGAGTTACCTAACAACTTTCCTGCTAATCCTGGGACGTACACAGGAAGCGTAGAGACGCTCGACACTTCGGTGGCAATGGAGAACAAGCGAGTCCATGAAATCGGCTACATGGACGAGGCTGGTAGAGGTTGGGCGTTTGCAATCTTTCATGGGAATGTCCATCCATTCGTCGGGGACAACAACTACGTCCCCACAAAGACTTTGGAGCCGGCGGTGGTTTCCCTTCCTGAGAACCTTAGGTTGAAGGCGTTGAACTACATAGCTTCACGCGGACTAGCTCGTGCCTGATGGGTATTGGGCCTCCCGACAGGGAGGAACGCCAGAGAGCACAGTAGTTAGGTTCATGGCTGGCATCGGTGGATTCATTTGCGCGCTCGCCGGTAGCCTCACAGCACTAATTGCAAGCGGTTAT